ACCGGGCGAACCGCCACACTCCTTCACGGGCTTATCTTCCGTAATGAACCAGCTATGCAGCTGCCTGCCGGTCTTGAATATCTCAAGAACAACGTAGACGGCAACCAGACCACGCTTGAACAGCAAGCGAAGATGGTAGGGCGCGAGTTGATAGGGCCGAGCCGCGCCGGTTTGCTTGTGGATTACCCAGAGGTGAAGGAGAACATCACCAACGAGCAGAAACAGCTCCAGGGGATAGCGGCACGGATACAGGTCTATACAACTGAGAACATCATTAACTGGAAGATCACCCCGCGAGGTAGTACAGAACTTGTTGTGCTAAGGGAAGAGGTAGACGACGACACCGTTTCAGATATCTACTCGCACAACACAGAATACCAATACCGCGAGTTACGGATGATCGAGGGGGTTTATCATCAGCGCCTTGTCGATAACACCGGCGAGCAAGTGACGGAATATTATCCCGTGCTTGACGGATTCCGGCAGACGTTCGATTACATCCCGTTCTACCCGTTGGGCGTGACGGATAACGACTTGAAACCTGACGAACCAACGCTCTACCCCTTGAGCGTTATCAATATCGGACATTACCGCAACAGCGCCGATTATGAAGAGATGGCGTCCAAGATGGGGCAGGGGGCAATGCACATCTCAGGCTACATCGGAGAATCGGACACCGTTTACTTCGGCACAGCGGAGGCGATACAGACGGAGACAGGCGGTAAGGTTGAGATAGTCCAGCTATCCGACAATACCTTCCTTGAACGCGCAATGGAGCGCAAGGAGCAGCAAGCAATCCAGATAGGCGCACGGCTCGTGTTCAAGGACGGTAGCCGTGAGGCGGTAGGCGTTGAGCAGATAAAAGCGAGCGGGGAGAACTCTGTACTTGCAAACATCTCCGGCAATATAACCGTAGCCTACGAGGGAGCCTTGCGAGATTGCGCCAGATTCGAGCGTCTACCTGATTCAGCTATCGAAGAAATACAGTTTGACGTAAACAAAGAGTTTTTGTCCATCCCCATGACGCTTGAGAGCTACAAAGTCCTGCAAGGCTTGATGATGGATCAGATATTGACTAAGGAAACTGTATTGCAGGAAGTGAAGCGGCGCGGTATTGCGGAAGGTGTGGACGTAGAGGAAGAGATTGCTAAGGCAAGTGAGAATATGGGGAGTATGTTTGATGGGCAAAATTGATATTTTACCGAACCAACAATGGGGAGCAGATGCGGCTTTGCACTCGGCTCTTGAAGAAATTAAACCCACAGACAAGGTATTTGTTATCGGTTTAGTCGAAGACGAGAATGGAAACGTAGAGCGCGTTTACCGTGCTGCCAACTTTACACAGGGTGAAGTATTATTTGAAATGGAGATGCGTAAAATGGCTATGTTTGTCGGGGAAGATGAATAATGACCCAAGGCGCTAACGCATACCTGATCGACGCTGCCACCCGCCACGCTGTTTTCCTTCAGCGGTACGCGGGAGGGGAGCGTAAAAAGATTGAGGCGGTATTGCGCGAGATGGAAAAAGAGATCCGTGAGCGTATCACCCGTGGTGCGTTTGCCGACCTCACGCCCGCTCAGATGCAGAAACAGCTCGACGCAATCAGGCAAATTAGCCTTGAGCTAATGGGTGAGGCGATAGCAAGTGTGCGCGGGGAGGTGCGAGGGCTTGCAGAATATGAGGCGCAGTTTACCTCTAAGATGGTTGACAAGGTAACGAGCGTTGAGATTGACACCACCGTGGCGGCGGCACAACAGATAGCAAGCGCGGCACTGGCTAAGCCGATACTCGGCAGACCCTTCACCGAGATCACTCGCAACTATCGGCGCGATTCTGTAGACCGCGTACTCGCAGCGACACGGCAAGGATACTTTGCAGGTGACACCAACGAGGTGATTATCGAGCGGATACAAGACTCAATCGAAACCTCGCGCAGATCAGCGGAAGCCATGACGCGCACAGCTACCAACCATTACGCGAACACAGCGCGGCGGGAGTTTGGCAAGGAACACGATGACATATTACAGGGGTTACGGTACGTTGCAACGCTGGATAGTCGCACCACCACGCTGTGCGGTTCAAGGGATGGCAACATCTACGAGATGGGCGAAGAGCCAGACCTGCCCGCGCATGTGAATTGTCGAAGCACCTACGCCTATGAAGTAAAAGACGAATACCAGCTACCTGGGTTTGAAGGCGAGCGACCAGCAAAAGGGGATGAGGGCACAACGCAGGTCGGGGCAAAGACCACGTACCCCGCATGGCTGAAACGGCAGAGCGCTGACTTTCAGGAGCAGGCGCTAGGCAAGACACGGGCGGAGCTGTTCAGGAGTGGGAAGTTGTCACTCGATAAGTTTGTTGACCCTACGGGGGATCTTTACACGTTGGAAGAGTTGAAAAACATGGAGGGAATAACTTTAGAATAGGGGGTATTTATGAAAAAAGTAAAGATAATAAAGCATGAAGGTCAACCGGGAATCACAAACGCGGGAATCACAAACGGAATTAAAATATTTGAGGACTTAGGTGACGGCAATTTCAAAGAAGTAACTGACGTGGTGGGCATAGATATAGATACTTTTACATTCGACAGTTTGATGACAGTAGACGTAACGCGAAGATATTTAATATCAGATATGTGTATTGAGGGAGAATCTATCAACGGGGAATAACCCTTGACAATTCATAAAAATCAGTTACATAATTGAGTAAGCACAATTTTACACAGTGAGTAACGGGGTTACTCAAACCACCGTCGGGGACGGGGAAAGGTACGACAGATGAAGTTCAAAATCAATGCAGAGGAATTTGAAGCACTGGAAGAAAACATGCAAGCCCTCTACGAAAAACAGGGGGACGGATATCAGCTTGTGGTAGAGGGAATCGACACAGGTGAAGAACTTAAAGAGGCATTGAGGAAAGAGAGGGAAGAGAGGGCGCTAGCAAAAAAGAAATTGCAGCAATTGGAAGAAGAGCGCCAGCAGGTTGAGGAAGAACGCCAAAAGGAAAAGGGCGAATTTAAGGCGCTCTACGAAAAAACACAGGCAGAACTCGAAAAGGAACGGCGCGAGGCGGCGAGCTTCAAGCAGACGATACAGGAAAAGGAGCGCGAGTCTCTTGCATCCAGTATCGCTGCAAAATTGACTACAGACGAAAAGCGAGCCAAGATTCTGAAACAAGAAGCAATGACAGCTATCAAATACGATCCGGAGAAGGGCGCTTACATAGAGGTAGGCGGCGTTCCGGTCGACAAAGATAAGCTGGTGAGTCAGATGAAAGAGGAGTATCCCTTCCTCGTTGACGCACCGGGAGCATCAGGTGGCGGAGCCGGGGGCTCTGGTACAGGTGGCGGGGCCACGAAGAAGTTTAACGAATACACGGGCGCTGAGCTTGTCGAGTTAAAACGAAAAGACCCCGACGGTTATCAGCGCATACGCGACGATTACTACAACGAAAGGTAATAAATCATGGCAACAACACAGCTTTCAGACATCATTGATGTCACGGTATTCCGCGATCTTCCCCCGGTTAATGGACCGGAGAAGACCGCACTTTTTCAATCTGGCATTGTTACCCGCACCCCCCTGCTCGACGAAGCGGCTAACGCGGCCGGCAAGCAAGTAGAACTCCCGTTCTGGAAGGATTTGGACGGCAGCACCGAGGTTAACTATTCCACCGACAACCCGATAGACGTTGCAACCCCTCAGAACGTCACCCAGGGGGAGCAGATCGCCCGCAAGGCTTTCGTTAACCAGGGTTGGCAGGTTGCAGATCTCGCAAGCGAACTGGCGATGGGCGCTAAAGCGATGGAGCATGTCCGTAACCGCACAGATATGTACTTCCAGCGCCAGTGGCAACGCCGCCTGATTGCAGCTACCAACGGTGTACTCGCAGACAACGTGGCAAACTACTCCGGCGATATGGTTGTTGACGTTGCAGCTGAGGCTATTGCTTCACAGACAGCAGACACCCTTTTTAACCGCGACGCGTTCACCGAGGCGGTTTATACAGCGGGTGATTCTTCCGACCAGTTCAACACCATCGCCGTTCATTCTGCGATTATGCAGCAGATGGTGAAGAATGATGATATCGTGTATATTCCCGATTCAGAAGGACGCCTTACCATCCCCACTTACATGGGATTGCGCGTCGTAGTTGACGATGGACTAACCGTCACAGCCGGGACTACAGACGGGTTTAAATACACCTCCGTTATTTTCGGCGCTGGCGCGTTCGGCTATGGCGTTGGTACTCCTGATGTGCCTGTCGAGATCGAGCGCGAAGCGGCGCAAGGCCAAGGCGGCGGCATTGAAACATTGTGGGTACGTAATACTTGGATGCTGCATCCGTTCGGGTTCCAGCAGATTACCTCTACTCCCCCTGCTAACGGGTTCAGCTACACCCTGACCGAGTTGGCAACGGCCGGCTTGTGGAGCAGGGTAGTTGACCGTAAGAACGTACCTTTAAGTTATCTCATTACCAACTAGACCAACATGGGCGGGGCTACGGCTCCGCCCTTTGCTTAATGCGGGGAGATTATGAAACTCAATAAAGACGGATTCAAGCCCGGTCAAATACTGACTGAGGCGGAATATCTGGAAGCGAAAAACAAGGCGAGGATTAAAAAAGATGACTCCCAAAAACCGAGACGACGAAGAAAAGCGGTTCGCGAAGACGACGAGCCGCGAGTGGCAGATACATCACCTTCAGATGCAACGGAAGAAGCGGAAGAAAGCTGAGGCATAAATGGCTGACTACATCGACGCTACATATTTACAAGCATACGCACTCGAGCGTGGGCGTGATATATCCGCAGAGACTGGACTTGATGCACTCATAGCGCAGGGTTGCGACTACGTAGACATGCAAAGCCCATTCAAGGGCGGGCGCGTCACTGTTGACCAGTTGCGCCAGTTCCCCCGCGCCGGATTGGTGGTTGATGGCTTTTCCTACGACACCGACGTTATCCCCGCTCAAGTCAAAGCAGCGGCGGCAGAAGCGGCACTCTTAGCCCTCGATGGTGAAGACCTCACAGAAGCCCAGACCGTAGGCGTAACACGTGAAAAGGTGGACGTTATCGAGACTGAATATGCGGAGAATCAGCGCAAGGCAGGGCAGACGGTGTTCCCTCGCATCCATTCGCTGTTGCTACCCTTCAAGCGTTCGGGGTTGAGGTTGGCGCGATGAATTACAGCCGATACGTAAAGACCGCCAAAAAGCTGATTCAGAAGTATGGCATCCCTGTCAAGTTTGAAATACCCGGCGAGGATACAACCGACCCCATCACTGGCGAATTTACAGAAGGAACTCCGACATATCTTGAACCGTTTGGTGTGCTGACGAAATACTCTAAAAGTTCCATTGACGGCACGATAATCCAGCAGGGGGACCAGCTTTTACTTGTCGAGCCTAGCGTGACGATTCCGCGAACGGTGCAAGAGGTGGAAGTTGATAACGAGGTGTGGCAGGTTGTGAATGTTGAAACTATAAAGCCCGGCGCAACGGCGATATTATATAAGGTGCAGGTCAGGAGATGAGTTTTGAGAGCGATGTTGCAAAGTGGGTCAAAAAAGCAAAAGAGGAACCGCACAAGGTAATGACAGCGGCATACCTACAGCTTGCCACCGCCATAATCGTTAGAACTCCGGTGGACACAGGCAGGGCGCGGGCGAACTGGAACGCTGAGATAAACAGCATCGACACATCGACCACAGAGCAGACCGACAAGAGCGGGGCAGGACCCAAGCGCAAAGCCGCAAGCGTATCAACCAGGGCGCAACCTGGGGACGTTCTCTACCTAACAAACAACCTGCCATATATCAAAAAACTTGAGTATAGGAGTAGCAAGCAAGCACCACAAGGAATGGTGCGCGTGACAGTTGCAGAATGGGACGCGGCACTGAGAAGGGCTAACAGACAATGAGCGCATTCACTAACATCGAGAACGCCTTCCGGGCAACGCTTGCAGGCATGGCAGACATTCCACCCGTCGCATGGCCCAACGTCCGATACACCCCAGAGGTAGGCGTTGAATACATTAAGTTCGACATCTTCTTTGCTGAACCCACACAAAACACATTAGGAACATACGGCACGAATGACATCCGAGGATTCGTGCAAATATCCTGCAACTACCCCACAGACGAAGGCAACGGCGCAATCCGGGCGCTAGTGTCACGCCTTACTGATACTTTTAAGCGCGGTACTGACTTAACATATAGCGGTACTCGTGTTACTGTGTTGAATTCTTACCCATCAGCGAGTATAATTGAGTCACCTTGGTACACAGTACCAGTGACAATCAACTTCAGAGCGATAACGGAGAATTGATATGGCATGTGCAACAGGCTCACGGCATGAAATAGCGTATGTGGCAGAAACGGAGTTCGGGGTTACACCTGCCACTCCTGTTTTTATCCCCTTCCGCAACACGGGAACTACACTCGAAACAAGCAAAACTAGCCTTGTATCAGAAGAAATGAGAGCAGACCGCCAGATTACTGATTTCCGGGGCGGAAATAAGCAGATCGGCGGCGATGTAAGCATGGAACTGTCTGCTACCAGCTTTGACGATATGCTTGAGGCGGTGCTAGGTGGCACATGGACAACCGATATCCTCAAGACAGGTACAACCAAACGCTCCTTTACCCTTGAGCGGAAATTTTCAGACATTACACGGTATATTCGGTATACAGGATGTGTACCTTCGGCGCTGAGCCTCTCGGTACAGCCGGATGCAATGGTAACAGGCTCATTCTCCTTTGTTGGCAAGGGTCAAACCGCAGCCCAAACAATAGTGACTGGCGCAACATACGATACAGCAACCACTACATCGCCGTTCGATTCCTTCAGCGGTACAATAAGCGAGGGTGGTTCTCCTATTGCTATTGTAACTGGCATCGATTTAAGCCTCGACAACGGCGCAGAGGCATCTTTTGTGATTGGGTCTGACACCACCCCATGTATCACACTTGATCGCTCCAATCTCACTGGAACATTGACGGCGCAGTTTGAAGATGAGGTGCTACTCAATAAATTTATTGACGAGACAGAATCAAGCCTTGAGTTCACCCTCACAGACGGCACAAACTCACAGACATGGCTGCTCCCTCGCATTAAGTACACAGGTGGGAGTGTTCCGGTATCGGGCGGTGGATTGATTACTGTATCTCTTCCGTTCCAGGCGATCATGGACGCAACATCAGAAACCCAAATTCAGATTACAAGGGCGTAAATTATGGATTTAAGCAACCTAGGATTTAAGGACACTACAAGCGTTAATATTACTCTGCCAAACGGCGAACCTACCGATATCAGAATTGAGGTAGCGGGGCAGGATTCAGACGAGTTCCGCAAGGCAGAGGTAGCCAAGCGTAACCGTAGGCTGAAAGCGGCTCAGAAGGGTAAGAAGGTTACCGCAGAGCAGCTTGACGAGGAAGGTCTTGATCTGCTTATTAACTGCACAGTGTCCTGGGCTAATGTTATGTGGGGCACGGAAGAGCTTGAATGCACCCCGGAGAATGTGCGGAAGCTGTACACTGAACATCCCTTTATCCGGGAGCAGATTGACGAAGCTATAGCAGACCGCACCCTTTTTATGTAGCGCTCGAAGATGAGTTACTAGATTACGCCGGGGCTTGTTTTGAACTCGACTCGCCCACCGATGACGGAACAACGCCCCGGCAACATCTGGAGCAATTCGAGCGCCAAACGGGGAAAACAGACCCACGGCTAGAGTTAGCACGAACGGAACCAACGCTCATACACATATGGGAATGGTTTGCAGAGATTTACACGGGCGATGTACCAACGTGGCAAGAGTTAAAAGCATGGCAGGATTCCACGGGCGAACACCCCAAGCCATCGGAACTGAGGCTCATTCGGCGCATAGCTTATAAGAGAAACGAGGTCGAGCATGGACGTAACAACTCTAGGCGTAAAGGTTAAATCAGACGGAATAGAGAAAACCAACCGCGACCTTGATAAACTTGAGCGCAATAGTAAAGGTGCGTCTACTGCGACGGGGAAGTTACAGAAAAGCTTTGTTAGCCTCAAAGGGGCGTTAGCTGGGCTAGGGTTTGCCGGGGCTATTCGTTCAACTGCTCAGGTCGGGCTTGAGTTCCAGCGGATGGAACGTGCCCTTGCCACAGCAACAGGTAGCACTGAGGCTGCTAGAAAAGAAATACAGTTTTTGACAGATGAAGCGGAGCGTCTAGGGACGAACTTGCTCGGCACTGGCAAGGCTTTTTCTCAACTCACAGCGGCATCTATCGGCACACGGATGGAACAGGAGCAGATACGCGAAATATTCACAGCAGTGTCTGAGGCTTCCACCGTCCTTGGTTTATCTGCATCAGATTCAGCGGGGGCAATGCGGGCAATAACTCAAATGATGAGTAAAGGTACGGTACAGGCTGAGGAGCTTAGAGGTCAACTGGGCGAGCGCATACCGGGCGCTTTCCAGATTGCTGCCCGTGGTATGGGCATCACTACTGCCGAGCTTAACAAAATGCTTGAAATGGGCGAAGTTATTGCAGATGATTTCTTGCCTAAATTTGCAACAGAGATGCGTAAAACATTCGGGAGCCAGGTTCCTGAAGCTGTAGACAGCGCACAGGCGGCATTTAACCGGCTTGATAACTCCATCGCTAGACTACAAAAAAGACTGGCAGAAGGTGGAGTGCTAGGAGGTCTTGCAACTTCTGCCGAGTGGGTGGTAGACGTAATCGGCGGAGTTACGGAAGAAATAGCCAATGTTGGCAGAGTAGCAGGTGCTTTGTCGGTTGGTGATTTAGATATATTTGATATCCTGACAAGAGATACCGCCAGCTTTACAGGTTTGATGAATGAACTAGAAGCGCGTAACTACAACGCTGCTGTGTCGTTTGAAGAACTAGCACGCAGAATGGAAGATACAGCAGAGCAAGCAAAAATGGCAGAGCAAGCCACCACATCATTCAACGCTGGAGCGCTATCTAAGTCAGTCTCACTCATCAAACAGCAAGTACCAGCCCTACAGGAAACCATCGCTGCCTGGGATAAACACATCTCTACATTGCGCGGTAAATACTCCGATACACTGCAAAGCATCGCACAGCAAGAGCAAAACCTCGCTAATATCCGCCGTGGCAACAGCGATATGATACGCGAGTTGGAGAATCGCAACTTACCTGCCACCGTGCGTTATTACGACGAAGTAAGGGCTCTTGAACGCCAGACCGCAGAAGCATCCAAACTATCTGGTGACGCTAAAGTACAAGAGTTGCAGCGCATAAATCAGGAGTGGTTTAATCTGTCCGGCGCAGTACGCGAGAATGGCGAGGAGGTAATCTCTCAAGAAGAGGCAACCGGACGCGCACTCGCAGAGATACGCGATAACGCCGCAGCGATGGAGGAAGCAAAACAGGCAGGCATTGAAGCAAGCAAAGAACAGCTTGCGAACCTTGCTACCTCTATTGCAGACGCCGAAGCGCAGGTTGCAGAGTACCGAAACGAGTTGAACGGACTCCAGCAGCAGACCGCCGAACTCGCACAGACCACACAAGTAAACATCGACACCGGGCAAGCTACCAGCGCGGTACAGAAGCTAAACGCCGAACTGCAAAAGCTATTGCAAAGCATGGCGCAGGCAGAGGGTACGCAATATGCACAGCCCCCGGCAGAATCTGGTGACTACTCAAGCGGTGGATACACTGGACGCGGTGGGGTAAACCAGCCAGCCGGGATAGTCCATAAGGGCGAGGTAGTTTTCTCCCAGTCCGACGTTGCACGGGCAGGCGGTGTAGCGGCGGTGGAAGCGATGCGGCGAGGCGGTATGTCAGGCTATGCAACCGGTGGCGTAGTAGGATATGTCCAAGGGCAATATGGCGCTATAGATCAAGAGTTGCAGGGGTATCAGACGTATGATGAACTCATAACTAGCGACTTCTCCCGCCGTCTACAGAGATTCCGAGAGCATGCCCTAAGGTGGTATTCAGCGGCTAACCAGGCGCAGTTGATGTATGCCGAACAGCAATATAGAGGTCGGATGAACGAACTCTATAACCAACAGCAAGCGGCTCAAAACATCACACAGAACACAGGCGACCAGAGCACTAATTACAATGTAACGGTTAACTCAAGCGCAAATAGCGGCGACTCACTCGCACGCGAACTACTCCCCGCAATCCAAAAGCTACAGCAACGGAGGATAACAGTAGAATGAGCCTACAACTAGCAAGCAACAATACCACCCCATACGCCTATTACAGCTTAGATACCGGCTCAACGCCGATTAAGTGCAAGGCGATACTCGATGGCTCAGGTGGCACGGTGACGGCGACCAGTGAACAGCCCGTGTATCTTGTGGCTACAGACTGGCGCTATAGCGGTATCAGCATCGGATTTATCAACGAGCAGACGGGCATTGATTGGCAGATCAGCACAGATGGAGTAAGCTATGGGGAGACAATAACCCCGGCAGACATGGACGCGCTCACGGCTGACCAGACGGTGCAGATTTATGTACGGGCGATATTTGATAATGACGGCTCAGTTGACACAGGTCTTTATACCGCACCTGACGCACAGATAACGGCAGTTGAGAACCCTGAATAATGGCTGTATATTACCCCATCACATTTGATTCGGATAAGTGGCGTTTTGATGATACGCGGATGGTTGATTTCGCGATGGACAAAATAGCTACAGATTATTCGTTTGACTCTGACGATGGCTCCTGGACTTTTGATAGCACAACCGTTCCAACATTTGACTATTTAGGCGCACGGGATAATTACATCTATGTCGAATGGGCAGATACACAGGGGAACGCATCTAGCCAATACGCAAAAATCATTGACCTACAAGGCAACGCTTCAAATACATACCTTGAGCAGGTAGACTTGTCTGGTGTGGCTGCCTCTGCTATTGTCAACACCTTTGACCTGCAAGGACACGTTACAAACAACATCACGGTAAATGTAGATACATGGGCGCTCAATTGGATATTTTTGCCGGACGGAACATCTTTTGCGCTAAAAGCTGGCGAAGATGTAGCATACTTCCCTGAATACTTCGGTTCGCTCGACTCCACGCTGTCACTATACCAAGCGCAGGAGACTAGCACTGGCGTACACAAGCAAGGGTATAATCCTCTTAACAGCGATAAAACCTTGACCTTGCGCCTTAGATTGTCTCCAGAATCAAAGGAAGAATTAGAAACATTTTTTGAAGATGTAGCAGACGGGATGGCGATGCAATTCCAGATATTAGATAACGTTGACGGGTACACAGTGATTGAGGCGCGGTTTAACACAGATTCCCTGCAATATGTAGAGCGCAACGGCATGTTTTACGTTACCGTACCATTAATGGAGGTGACAGCATGAACACCTTCACCGTAGGCGCGGAATCAATCGAGTTCACGCAAGCACCCCAGCAGGGGCAGCAGAGCGGGACGGAACGCTATCAAGTGGACGCGCGTGACAGCTCGGGTAACTTTTATCTTTACAAAAAGTCAACTATAAAGCGCAGATTTTATAGCCTCGCGTATGAGTGCCAGACACGCGCAACCGTTGACGCGGCTTTTCTGTTCTTTGAGCTGCATGCCCTTGGCACTAAAAAATACGTCAACTGGATAGATCATACAGGGGAAATACGGCAGGTTAAATACCGCGACAATTCAATCAACTGGCGCAAGACCGGCCCCGATTCTTACACAATATCATTTGCAGTGGAGGTAGAGATATGAGTTTATTTACTATGGATAGCGGCGCATGCCGGCAATGCACCAAGAATGGCAAATGCGAATATCAGAAGAAAATCACAAAAACAATCAGCACGATGCTGTATGAAATTAACAACGATGCCCCGGACGATGAGATTGTGGGTACAATTATTGTAACGTGTAACCGTGGCGGTGAATAATGCGGACGCTCGGCGCTAATATAACTGCGCTCAAGGATACAAAAGCGGGCGCGGCTCCCACATGGATTCTCAAGCTAACTGTGGGCGGAGTGGATTATTATCTGTCTGATAATGAATACACTATTGCGCCATGGTCGGTTGACACCCTCCCATGGATTACCTCATGGGGTGAGTTGCGCCAAGGGGTGAGTGGCGCAGTGGGTGAGTACCAGATTGCAGACTTCGTTGTGTCGTGCCTTGTCGACCCTGACGCTACGACCAGCATTGAAACGCTGATAGAGGACGATATCGAGGAAAGCAGATGCGAGTTGTATGTGTGGTTTCACGGCTCAACAGATGCGCCTGTGACTATGTTCACGGGGTACGTGCGCGAGGTCACACAGCAATCTGAAACATCCGTTGCAATCCAGATACAGGACGAGTCAATCACGTTTGAACGGCTGTATGTGGGTGAGACAGCAGACGAAAACACATATCCAGACATTGACCCTGACGACATTGGCAAGCTGGAGCCTATCATCTATGGCACGGTTGACCGTGTACCTGCCCTCGCTATTGAGGCGGGGGCGGTGACATCCATCCCCAACGCAATCAGCAAAACACAAACCACCTTTGCAGTCTCAGACGGCGCAGCCCTACAGGTGGGCGACGTTATCCAGATTGACGAAGAAAACATACTTATAAACGGTATAACAGGCGACGAGATAACATCATGTACGCGCGGGTATAATGCAACGGATGCGCTATTCCATGGGCGGGGTTCGCTAGTTTTGGAGTTGCGGGGTGAATCGGTATATTTGCTTGCACATCATGCGCTTGATTCCGTAGATAAACTTATCGGGCGCGTCGGGCAAGCAGAAATGGATATTAAATCCATCGCGACCATCTACCCATCTGGCAACGCTGAGTACCCCGGCAAAGCGGTTGCGGTTGTGCCGGGGGCAATTACTATTCAGCAGGCAGTTGATTTGCTCGTTGAAGACGGGATTACTATTGATGATGGCATTACCGTTGAGGACTTAATTGCCATACTTGACGGCATAGCGGTTGATGATACTATCAGCGTGAGTGATACGATAGCTGTATCTGACGGCATTGGTGTTGATGATGGGATTGGTTTGTCAAATGGAAACCATTACCATGGTTCGAACATAAACAACAGTAAGACACAGGCGGGTGACAGCTTGCCTCAAACCGATTCCACTACAAGCCTATCGGCTCCGCTGTATGTCAACCCATCTTTTACCTTGGCAGGGGGGACGGTTACAGAAGGAACATATTCCATGACCGTTATACCATACGGCTCAGGAGGTTGCGATGTAAAGGTTTATAATGGTTCAACGACAATCACGCTAGCAGAGAATTATGACGGAGTTCCTGTGTCGTGGTCTGGGACGTTATCTGGCGACACTATCCCTTATTTTATCATAAGCAAAAGCACCGGATGGACAGGTGAGATGTCTTATAAACTCACTGACGCACAGCGTACAATCTCTTTTACATCTGACATATATAATACCGAAGTCTCAAAATCCGGCACAGTCTCAAAAACAGGCACAGCGTCCAAAACAGGCGCGGCAACTAAAGAGGGGCAAGCTTCGAAGTCAGGCACAGTATCAAAAGACGGCACTGTCAACAAAAACGGTACAGTCTCAAAACTAGGAACCGTCACAGCTTCGGGCAATTCCACCGCCAACACCCTCATAGCAGACGCCGTATTCTTCTCCGGTTCCCGCAACTTTGCAACCCCCGCAGATGCGCTAAACGCCCTGCTGAATACTGACGTAGATGTGCCAACAGGTAAGGCGGTAACGGTTGAGCAGATAGGAACCCTCCCCGCATCTTACGCAATCAACGGGGCAATAACTGAAAAGCGCACGGCTCTTGAGTGGGCAAATCGCTTTGCTTTTCAGTTGAGATCTTATCTAAGATTCTTCGACGGCAAAGCGCAGCTAATGGTGCGACCGGATACATATACAAGCGATAAGACTATTGACGCCTGCCAGATCGACACAACAGGGCGCAAGGTGTGGGCGCGCGAAAAGACGGCGCGGGATGATGTTATCAACGTCATTGAACTAAAATACAACCGCGATTGGTCGGATGTTACAGACGAACCTTACCGCGGCGTGACAAAAGCGTCTGATTCTGCTAGCATTACCGTATTCGGGGAGTGCGAGCGCCCGCGTCTGTTTGAGTGTGAGTTCGTGACGAGTGCGGCAATGGCTGATGACTTGCGGGATTTTTACCTCGCAAGGCAATCGACGCGCTCATGGCGGCACACTTTCAGCACGTTCTTGAATAATATAGAGATTGACTTTAACGATGCGGTAACGCTCGGATTTAGGGGCAATGAGGTTGCGGCGATAAAAGAAACACGCTTTGCCCCCGGTGATTATCGAAAAATTGACACAATAACTTTCGTAGCGGAGGATTAAATAATGGCTTGGACTCCAATAAACATAGGCACCACAGCTAACGACGGCACGGGGGATACGCCGCGTGAAGCGGGGCAAAAGATAAATGCAAGGTTTGCGGAGGCGGGGACAGGGTTTGAGGCAGATATCATTGATGGTCTTGCTTCGGCTTCCGCCACAGATGCCCTCTCTGCCAACCAGGGCCGCATTTTAAACAATCAACACATAGCCCTGCGCGAATCGGTGGCTGAACTCGACATCAACCCCATAATTTACGATGATTTCGGTGACGCTAACTGCATGGTGCGTATCCCGAAGTTCCGCCTTGAAGATATTGATGCTTCACTCGGCACGGGTATTCATCCTGCGTTCATCGTAAATGGGGTAGAAAAAGACGCTATCTATTACGGGCAGTATCCAGCGAGTGTAAAGGGCAGCAATTACGTATCTGTGCCCAACGCCGATCCGGCTACAGGTCTCGACCATCTTGAAGCTCTGCTCGCATGCGCGGCAAAGGGGGCAGGCTGGCACCTATCCACCAACGCGGAATGGGCTGCGCTGGCGCTATGGGCGTGGAAGAACGGCACCGTGCCGCATGGAAACAACAACTACGGGCGCGATGTCGACTACAAATACGAGACAGGAAGGCTTACTGACCCCGCTGCCATTCTCGGCGGTAGCGGTACAGCGCGTACCGCCACCGGCACCGGCCCTGCCACATGGGCGCACGACCACACTATGCACGGCGTGCACGATATGAACGGTAATGTGTGGGAGTGGCAGGGGGGTATGCGCATCGTCGACGGAGAGATTCAGATTCTTGCCGACAACAATGCAGCCGACAGCACGAAAGACCAAAGCGCGACCAGCATCGAATGGAAAGCGATTTTGCAGGGTGGGTCTCTAGTTACACCAGGTACAGCCGGCACCCTGAAATATGACGCTACCGGCACAAATGGCGCAGGATCGCCGATCTTAAATAGCACCGTGACTTCACAATCCACGGGAACTGAATACTCATTTACGTACCTTGAGAGCCTGTCCGCCGAAACTGGGGTTTCAGTGCCTGCGCTACTGATCGCGCTGGGTATGTATCCGGTAGGAACCGGGCTGGGCGGCGACAGGATATATGTGCGCAACGTGGGAGAGCGTCTCCCGATCCGCGGCGGCACCTGGGCCGTCAGCCCGACTGCCGGGGTGTTCTGTCTCTACTTGGCTTACGCTCGGACGGCTCGGGGCGGCGCTATCGGGTTTCGCCCCGCTTTTGTAATCTGATTTTCTGGTAATCTGTTGAGCGCCTGGTAAGCAATAAATAGGAGTAAAATATATGACAAAAACATACATGGCAACAAACAAGCCAGACAAAGTTATGCTGGTTGAAGATGGAGAGATTAGCCACGCGATAAACCCCAAATGCGAAGAATGGGCAGGATACGAAGCGTATTTGGCAGAAGGAAACCAGCTCATAGAGCCGCAGCCCTCAGAAGCGCATGTGTTTATGCAGGGCGCGTGGGTACTGGATGAAAAAGAGCTAGATAGGTTACGGCTAGAAAAACGAAATGAACTTAAACAACAACGAAATATTAAGATTTCAGAACCAATCAACAACGTGCAAGTAGGTCGTTTAGAAGACCGCGAAAACATCAAAGACGCTATCCGCAAATGGGAAGCACTCGGTAATCCCGCAACAATAACCTGGATAATGTATGACAACACTACAGCACAATTAAGCAAGCAGGACTTGATTGACATTGAAGATGCTTATGTGGGTAGGCAACTACAGGTTTTTGCTGAGTATCAGAGTTTGTGTGAGCAGTTAGCTGTGAGTGACGATCCTAAATCCATTATTTGGAGCTAAGTTTTGCATTACCGCAGAAGTGACGACTACCCCGAAGAATGTTTCTCGCACATCCACCGCGAACACTGCCAATACGCAGAAGATGCAGCAGACCGGGCGGTAGAAAAGACCTTCGCCCGTCTCGGCGTGGATGTGAATAACCCCTCGGAATTGAAGAAGTTCCAAGACTCGCTCAGGTTCGGTGAGAAGCTTTTGAACATGGCAGGGCATTATCGCAATTGTAACATAAAAAAAGGAGAATAACATGGACTGGATACTTTCACATCAAACTGAACTAATCGCAATCATCGGCGGCATTGTGACCATTGCTTCCATCATCGTAAAGCTAACTCCGACCCCGACAGACGATAAGATATTCTCCAAGGTCTATAAAGTCCTCGAAGTTCTGTCGCTGGTTAAGAAAAAGTAAATGCTGTCCTCAATCCTCAAAATCCTGGCGACAGTGGTCAGTTGGCTGCTGTCGCCAGAGATGAGACAGAAACGCAAAGACGACAACGCACAGGAGCGTAGCGATGAGATACGCAAAGAGGTTAATAGTGGCGATGCTGATGCTCTCACTGCTCGCATTGACCGCATGCTCACAAAAGCCCGTAATCGTGCTGGACAAAGCAAAGACGGTAAAGATTGAGCAGGGTGAGGCAGCTCCGTGGGCGGGGTGGCTGCTGACTGATGGGGCGGTGGTTGAGCTGCTGGAGTGTTGCGATAGAAAGGTTAATTAGTTTTGGAATCATACCGCAGACGTAGCGATATACCAGATGGGTGCGAACTAGATCTATCCCCCCACCAGAGGTGCCAATACGCAGAAGATGCCGCAGACCGCGCCGTTGAAAAGACGTTTGCCCGCCTCGGAGTTGACGTTAATAACCCCAGCGAGTTGCGAAAGTTCCAAGACTCGCTGAGATTCGGGGAAAAGCTGCTTAATATGGCAGACAAGGGGATTATTGCGGCTGTTGTAACAGGTGTGGGGATGCTGATGGCAGCGCTTTTCCTCGGCATTAAAACTAAGATTATGGGGCATCCATGAGACCGAAGCATGAATGGATACCGTGCCCGTATAGCTTGTGCGGGTATTGCCCGTGCGTAAGCGCGATGGAGTGTTCCAGATACAAAAAATACCCTTGTAAATGCTCAAAGGAGGCAGACAAATGAAATACTTGGCAACAATTTTAACGCTCCTGATTCTCTCAGGATGCGGCTTAAACTGGCAAGCTGGGCTAAGCGTAGGTATTGACCTTGCAGAACTCCGTAAGGAACGCGAGGCGCAAGGCAAGCCCCACATTGAGGATGTAATATTCAACGGTGGCGAAAATGCAGAAGATTGATACTAAAGTCACATATCGGAGCGGGTACAAGCACCAAACTGATAAACTGCGCGTATACCAGACGAGTATTATACCTGATGAGGTTATTGAGTCGCAATACATCACCCTCAACACCGACGGGAGGCTTTTCATCCTACAAGGCTATGCGTGGGATGGCCCTACCGGAGTTCCTGCCATGTGGGGTACTCGCTGGCTTATCCGTCCTAGCTTGATACATGATGCCCTCTATCAGCTCTTGCGCTATGGCTTGCTTGAGCCAGGGTATCGCAAGGCAGCGGATCTCGAGTTTTTAGAGGCTTGCAAGGCGGATGCTAAATTCAAGGTGATGGGGAATGTGGCTTATTGGGCGGTGCGTAAGTTCGGCAAGTTTGGTGCAGACCCCGCAAACAAACGCAAGGTTCTAACTGCGCCGTAGAAACAACAACGCCCCGACCGAAGCCGAGGCGAAGTTGCGAGATGGGAAGAAAGGAGGAACACAATAACTCTAATTGTTTTCTCCATACATGTCAACACATAACTTCACAAAATATCCCATAATATGAGTGACGTAATTCTGCATTTGTTTGTAGTCCGGTCTTTCCCCGTTGTGCTCGATGTATTCAAGATTGCGGGAAATGAGCGGCCACATTTGCCATGCCCCTGGCGTTCTACCGTTGTCACGCCACTCCCAGAAACTTTCCGGCTCTCCACACTGCACACGCCCTAACGCAAGCGCCTTATTTATATATCCCCTGCCCCCGTTGTAGCTTGCTAGTGCTGCGCTGATTCTGTCCGTAAAACAGGGGATCTCTGCTAGATGCTCGTATTGCTCAGCTAGATACTCAACCCCCGCGCTTATATTCTGCTCTGGGTCAATGGGGTCTGTCACTCCGAGGTATTGAGCGGTTGCGGGCATGAGTTGCATAAGCCCTAGAGCGCCCACGGGAGATACGGCTTGCGGGTCAAAGCGGCTTTCCTGGTATATCTGGGCTTTGATGAGTAGGTGGGCTTGATTTTGTAGTTGTTCACCCAGGGCGGGGAAGTGGCTTGATACTGCGCCTATAATTATCCTGTCGTATTTGTTTGTCATTTGTCCTCCAATCCAAATTCTTTGATTATCCGTTCCTCTGTTTCACATCCCATATCATATCCGTCTGAGTCTCTGCACTGTAAGTTTGCTATCTCAGCACAGCGTTGAGCGGTAAACATCATCCCATTAGTGAAATCATCATGCGCCCCTGTTGCATATTCATGCCGTATGTCTTCCAACCGCTCAACTTCGCCAACAAGCCACACCACCTTCTGAATCACGTCATCATCCAGCTGATGATCACATGAGCGCATGTATTCAAGCCAGTCTTTTATCTGGTCAATATTCATCTCTCGTCTCCTTCGCTGCACGGACAGCGTTGCATAAATTTATAAAGGCTGGCATGTCATCTGCTGATAACCCTATTACTGTGTAAGTAGATAGTGCATCCTTTTTATTTACCATTTCTTCAGCACACCGTAGCACTTCTTGATTTGCTGACAACTGAGCGCGGAGTTCGTTTATCTCCTCTTGTTGTTTTTGCATATGTTCAAGAAATTCTACGTCTACACTAACTCTTGTCGTCATAGTCCCGTCTATATTTGCGTTTGTCCCCATCCCTCTATCCTCCTATCGGGTCTTGCACCCACGCTTCGCCATCTTCGTCTACAGACACGGATGATTTAAAATTGCACTCTGTACAGCGCACTGCATCACCGTCAAGACACCAATCACCAAATTGGGCCGCTGTGTATATTTCCAGATCGCCGTAGCATACAGGGCACGTTTCTATGTCTGTAGGATTCCACCAGTTTTTCACCCTCTATCCTTTCCACGGCTTGCGGCCATACGAGCAATATGCCGCAATCGCATGCTTTATTATGTATATGCCTCTCCACCTGCCTACTACATTGAGGGCACCAGAATGTGTACCAATCACCTGTTCCAAAAGCATTCCCATGATTAACAACTATAACTTCCATTTATGTGCCTTTCTGGTAACGAAATCTGTTTCGCTACCAAACCGATTATCTAGTTATTTCCATGGATTACTGGTTATGTGTCGGCAATCGATATGCCTCGCATGTCGCACTCTATCTCTACATCAAAGCGCAACAATTCGCGCTTATTCCACTCCCCTCTGTCAATAGATTCATCTCTAAACTGCCGCAATAATGTTTCTAGCGTTTTTAACTCTATATCTGTCATGTTGCCTATCCTTTCCATGGCTTACCGCAACTCA